GATCTGGTTGCCATGCTGAGGGCGACCGAATCAGTTGGCCTGATGCAGCAGATCATTGGCCGAGGCTTACGGCTGGTTGATGGGAAGGAAGATTGCCTTGTGCTGGATTATGCCGAGAACATTGAACGGCATTGCCCGGATGGCGACATATTCAACCCCACAATCAAAACAGTCAGGATGAAAGATAATCCCATCATTTTGAAGGTTCGCTGTCCGCTATGCGAGGTAGAGAATGAATTTAAAGCAAGGCCGAACCCATCGGGATTTAATATCAGCCCTTCTGGGTACTTCTGCGATCTTGATGGCGTTCCGATTCCGTCCGAACACGGAGACATTCCGGCTCATTACGGGCGACGATGCGCTGGGCGCGTTTTGGTGTCTGGAACCCTCGTCCAGTGCGGGAACCGGTGGACCACGAAGAGTTGCCCCCATTGTGAGGCAGACAACGATATCGCAGCAAGGTATTGCACTGAATGTAAAGGTGAGATTGTAGACCCTAACGAAAAGCTGATCGCCGAGTTCCACGTCATGAAGTCTGACCCTACGCGGCGGCAGACGGATGCAGTGGAAGACTGGAAAGTGAGCCATACCTTAAGCAAGGCCGGGCGCGAGATGTGGCGGATAGATGTTCGGACGCCGTACCGAAAGTTCTCGTTCTGGGTTCCAAAGGCACCAAACTGGTCGCAAGGCTTTAAAGATCGTGCTATGTTCACCGCTCTTGGTGGTAAGCAACCCGATACGATTACCTACCAAAAAGATGGTCAATGGTACAAAGTGTACGCTTACAACAGGCAGGCAGATGAAGTTCCCGTCAAACATTAAGCTATTTGGTGATGAAGCCTATCGAGGCGATTGCCCGACCGAATCAATGGAGCAGGTGACGTTTTTTACTCGTTTGCGTAAAAAGTACCCCAATTCATGGGGGATCATTGCGTTTCACCCACGGAACGAGGGCAAACGGTCTTGGGTAAAGGCTGCGATTGAAAAGGCGGAGGGCATGGTCAAAGGCGCGTCTGACGTGATCATCCCCGGCAACCCATCGTTCGTCTGTGAGATTAAGCGAAAAGACCACACCAAGTCTAAATGGCAAGATGGACAGCAGGAGTTTTTAAATGCCGCCAAAGAAGCGGGGTCATTCGTCTGCATCGCGCTCGGCGCAGACGCAGCAGAAGATGCTTTTCGGTTCTATTTGGGACTTCAGAATGCCCCCAAGTAGGATAATTGAAGACGTGATGGTCGGCAAAACCGCCCTGCAAGACCAACCGCAGGCCATACAATCCGCTTGCCAGTTGGAGATTTACAATAGGGCGTGTAGGATACTCGACCTTGAAACGAAGCTGGAACGTAGGGCTGAGATCAATCGGACGCCGGAAAAGCTTCGTCCGTATATTGAAGCAGAAGTTATGCGTGTATGGAGAATGAGAAATGAGCAGGCATGAAATAGCAGAATGGATGGCGTTTGTCGCAATGCTTGGGTTTCTGGGGTACATTATCAGAACCATCATAGAGGAATACAATGATACGAATTGACCCGCCTTTGCCGCTGGACACACCAAAAGGTCCGGCAATGGCGCACTTTCTGATTGATTACGGTTTCGAACACCACCTCTCGTGGGTTTGCTTCCAAGATGAAACAGGCGAGTGCTGGACTTGGACAAACCGTGATGTGCGGATGCAGGATAATATTTCTGCGGGTCGGGCAAAAAAGTATTTGACACCTAAAAAAGACGATGTATAAAGGGGACATCAGCAACGAGCTGACGCAAATTTAAATGGAGATTACAAATGTCAAACCGCACCCTCGCCGACCGTTACAACGACCAAGACACTATCATCAAGAACGCTGAAGAAACCAAGAAGGCTCTCAAGGCTGAGATCATCGCGCTTGGTAGCGAACTGGTTATCGGTGACGAAGTAGACGTAAAAGTGTCGCTTTCACAGCGTTCCACGATGGATTTCAATCTTCTGTTCAAGAATTACGGCGTCACCGAAGAGCAGTTCAAGCTGTTCTCGGCCTGCACCAAAGAAGGCAAACCCTTCGAAGTTCTCAAGGTTGTACCAAAGGCGGGGGCGTAAGCCCCCTACTACCCTTTAAATGGAGATTAAAATGGATAAGCAGCAAGTTATTTTCATTGAAGCGGCTGTTCTTTTGAACGACATTGTTGATGAATATATCAACTACTTCAAGTTTAGGGATGAACGGAAAAACGAGAAGCTGATAGAGAGGTCAACCCTTCGCGATGATAATATAGAGGGTCTAAAGAAGGCGTTGTTTTGTGTTCTTGAAGTGATGAACTGGATTGAATATGAAGCCACCAGTGAACTTGGCGAATATGTTGCCCGCCGCAAAAAAGTTGAACAAATTCAATCTATCTTGCATATTGGTCGTTCCCACCCTGATAGCGCGATCAAGCGGTTAAGGGGGTTGCGGCCTAAGTTTGAGAGAGCATGAAATGTTAGAAACGATCTTATCAGTTATATACAATTCAGGTCTTGGATCATCTGCCAAGCTCCTATGGATCATGCTTTACGATAGATACAAATACACCCCATTTTCTGGAACCTATGAGGAAATGGCAGATGAGGTCCATAGCAATCGTTACACTGTCCGCGCTCAGATCGCACAACTTCGCGAAATTGGCGCGGTAGAAACCAGCAATCATTACGAAACCGGCAACGCAGGTAATGAGTTTCGCCTTATACCGCCTGAGAAATGGAACAATTAAATGCCAAATATGTTGGATTATGAACGCCTCGTGCGGCGCGTAGCCGATCTGGAAGTTGAGAATGCCAAATTGAAAGGAAACAATAATCGTTTAAAGGAGGACAATCGTTGGGACGTTATCGAGGAACAGCCCGAAGTGGGGACATTTACGGAGGAGAAACGCCTTCGTCGGGTCATTCGCGATTGGGAAGAGCGTTACGACATCTTGTGCGAGCTGTTTATGAACCGCGATCAGCACAAGGCCAGTTTGGACTGGCACGAAGCGAAGATGGAATTGGAGATTCGCCGCAGGAAACAGGCGGAGGCACGGGCGAAGACGGAAAGGCGGATCATGTGGATACGGACCGCTTATACGAAGATCAAGAATATTTGGATCACAATCAAAGGAATGATGAAATGAACAATTTGTTGAACGAACGCGAGAAGACCCACGGCAACTACCGCGACGTTGCCAGCCTAAGCCAAGCTATCAAGGACGTTTTGAAGAGCGGCAAGAATTGGGATCGCTTGACCGATACGCAGAAAGAGTCACTTGAGATGATCTCCAGCAAGCTTGCTCGCCTTCTAAGCGGCGATAAGGACTTCCGCGACCACTGGGATGACATCATCGGGTATGCTCAATTGGGCGGCCAGAACTCCCCCACAAACCTACCAACTGTTACCTTAGACTTAACAAAGGCGATGCAGGGATGACTGGCTATCAAAGCAAAAAGATGATCCGTTGGTTGGGGCCATATGCCCCAGCCGACCGCCACGTGGACGATGTGACGCTGGCCCACGTTATAGAGCTTCGCAGAAAGGTTGCGGAGCTTGAAGATCATCTTGCGCGTGTTATGTCATGGGTCATGCCAATGAAAAAAAGAAATGAGGAATTGGAAGAAGCCCTGTCTGTGGCCATTGAAGATCTGGACGATGCAGGTGATGGTATAGGAAGAAACAACGCCTATGCAGTGTTGATGAGGAAGCAGCCATGACGTGGTTTCAAATTAGAGGTGAACGGCGCGAGTTTATGAGGCAACCCTCTATCCTTATTGATCAAGATATGACAAAAGAGGAAGCAGATCGAATGATGATCGAGCTTAAATCGGAGATGCCCCTTTGGGACTTCTTCATTGAAGAACAGGAATTTGTAGATGGACAAATACAAGAGGGTGTTCGTTCCGAACCCAAGCTTTCGGTTTGACCCTACCGAATTGACCAATCTTGCCGAATCGGTCGTTTATGTCAGCGACCTACCAATGTTCGACAACTTGATCGGTGATGAAAACATCCACAAGTTCGAACACAAGGTGGCCGAACGGATGGCAGATTTTGATCCGGCATCTGATATCATTGCCTATTACGGAGATAGCATGATCTTCGCTATTATGGTGATGTACCTATGCGATAACCACGACGGCTTCGACGTGGCAAGGTATTCTTCTAAACTCGAATCCTATGTGATCCGAGAACTGAACTACGATAAGTTTGCGTGATAAAAAAGCCCGGTTCATCCGGGCTTCTTTTTATATGCCTCTGTTGGCGATTTCCAATGCCTTGGCTATGGTAGTATCATCCACATTGAGGAGCGGCGCTGTGCCTCTTCCCTCGTCTTTCTTGATACGGTCTGCCATCGCAATCAGTTGCATGGCCTTAGCCTTCGCTGCACCATTTGCACGACCGCCTGATTTACGGCCAATACGGCCACCTGCGGCATGTTGCATAGGAACCCCTGTGACGTTTGAAGTTTCTTGGTTTGCCTGATCAATGACGCCTTGAGGATTTTCCATTTGCGACATTGCGGCAGGCAGCGTAGTTCTGATTCCTTCGATAGGTTCCAATGGGCCTTTTCCTGAAAATGAAGCGTTGGCTGCTCTACGAGCAACGGATGGCAATGCTCTATAGGCCCGCGCAGCGGCTGGAACATACCCAGCGGCACCGAGAGCCAAAGAAAGGGCCGGATGCATGATACCTAGAACATAAGATGCGCCACTGAGGATCGAAGGGGCAGCAAGTTTTGCAGTTTCGGCAATCATGCTGACTTGCTTTTGGAGTTGATAATTTGGCGTAGAACCGGCCTGATCCATTACTTTTGCAAAACGACTTAGAACGCCGCGTTCGCTATCCGTAAGAAACCGTTTGGCGACCCCAGCACCGCGACCGTTCAAGAAGTCATTGATCCGTGCCGCACTCTTTGCAAAACCTTCTGGCGATGCCTCTGACGGCTGCATAAGTTCATTGATAAATGAACTCTTGATGCCTTGCATTTCTGGGCTGTTTGGTCCAAGAGCGCGGTTCAACTGGTTGACGGTCTTCATGGCCGTAACCTTCATGCTGGCGTCACCTGTGCCGCTTGAATAGTTGAACAACATGCGACCGACATCATCTGGCGATTTTTGCTGATCAACAATCTGCTTCAAAAGATTGCCAGACTCTTCACCAGTACGTTGAACGCCATACTTTGTTTTATAATCAGCCCAAAGTGATCGAGCCTCTTTCCACTTGTCTACCACTGCTGGGTCGCCGGAAAAGGCACCATTGTTCATTTGATCTTGAATATGGTTGTCAAAGCGATCAATCACCTCGTGTAATCCGCGAGCTGCCTGTCCATCCCCACGGGCCATGGCTGAAGAAAGCTCTTGATTTAATGCTTGGCGACCAGCCTCAACAGCATTGAAGTCTTGATGAACAGTTGTGATTGGCTTGCCGCCGGGAATAAGTGGTTTGCCGATTTCTAGCTCTGCACCCAACGTATTGTTGAGCCTGTTCACAGCCGTTTGCACGGATGGGTCACTAATCATATTGCCCAGCTTTGAATCGCGGGCCATCGACTGAATAATGGTATCGCCAACATTTGTGATGGCAGAACGTGGGAAATAACCACCCATTTCGGCAGCATCGGAATAGGCTTGATTGGCCGCAGCTTTTGCCGCCGCTGCTTTTTCTTGAGCCGCCTGCACGGCAACATCAACGGCTTCTCTCGTTGATAGCGGAGAACCGGTTATTTTTTCCGCAGCATTTGACGCTTGCTGTTGAATTTCTTGATATGAAGGTTGTGCGTACTGGGCTTCACGCTCCAATGTAGCGGGGTCTTTCGTTACCATACCAATAGTTGGGTTCATCCCAAATTCACTGAATTGGGCTGCCGTAACCGCTTCTGGGCGTAACCCATACTTTTGAAATGCCGCACCCAATTGCGGCCCAAGCTGAAGGATTTCAGAATCGGTTAAACCTGCGTCCTTCGCAACATTGGCAGCTTCTTGGCTTAATAGGCCGTTATGATCAACAATGTTTGTTCCAGAAGAGAACAGTCGTGATAAACCGCCAACGGTTTTCTCAATGACTGGGCTGATTGTGCCACCGGCCAAGCCCCCGATCACACCTTCTTTGATGGCATCCAGTGGATTGATATCCTTAGACAAACCGGACAATGCACCATAGGTGGCACCAGTAGCCGCACCGGAGAGCATAGCGCCAGCTTCAGGGGCAACCACAGGCAAGGCAGCAGCCCCGCCTAGGACGCCAGCCGTTTCGCCTGCCAATGCTGTCTTGGGGTACTGCTGCTGAGTTTCTCCAGACATGCCGCGAGCCATTTCAGTGATGTCCTTGATTGGCATCGCCTGAATTTTCTCACGCTGTTCACGAGTTGATTCGCGTGGATCAAGATAGCTTGCACCTTTTACGAGCGCTGCTTCGGCCCAAGGTTGCCAGCCCATCATTGCCGTATCGCCAAAACCACTTGTCCCTGCGAGAACTTGATTGGTAAGCGGCGATGATGTCTCCGTCATACGACGACCGACATTGTAGGCCGCTGAGTTTTGCGGACCCTGATCTGGTGTGGATTTTTGACCGGACAACGCAGCGCTCAACCGATCTTCCAAACTTGCCTGAGCAGGAGGAAGAATTTTCTGCGTTTCGGGGTCGTAACCTTGCTTCGCCCAATCAGGTGTGATTTGCGTAGCAGTACCCGGCTGAGGACGATCTTGAACGGATGAGGTGGGCGCAGGAGCAGTTTGATCTGGGCCTTGAAGAGCTTTAGCGAGGCGGTCTTCTAAGTCATCCATGATTATCTCCCGCCAACAAAGTACCGGCTCATGCCTTGGAATCCGTTCTTTTGGAACATTTTATCAATAGTTTCCGGTGGAACAGAGCCACTGATCATCTGCTTAAACAAAGCAGGATCATTTAGCATCACGTTTTCAATCGCCTTCGCTTCTGTTCCATAACGAGCAGATGGGTTCTTGCGTTCAAAATCAGCGGGCGCATTGACATAACTATCACCAGAATCCTTCCCATAAAGGTTGGCGTGGTTTGCCTGATCAATGCCGCGCTGTGTCTGTGTCATGAGCAAAGAAGTCAATTGAGCAAATGCTTTTGGGTTCTGGCTAGGATTTGCGTTAGCATGAGCCAGTTCATCCAAAGCTCTAACGCTTTCCTGCCCAGCGCCAGACGCTCTCATCAGCCCCTGAAGCGTTGTGAGCTTTTCAGAGATTTGAGCTGGCGTATCACTGTCAAGAATATCTTTACCGCCGAATGCACGAGAAAGCGTATTTGCCAAGCCAGAAATTTGAGCGCGTGTCGCATATGCCGTTACCGGAGCATTCCACCCCTTTGCAGCGGCTACATCTGCCAAGTTGCTGGCCAATTCGTGCACATTCTGTTGATTTTCACGAGAAGCGGCACCCATCTTGTCCACGTTGTCAATGTAAACTTTGCTGCGCTCGATTGGAATCAATGCGCTTGGACCACCGGCAATTGCGCCCGACCCTTTTTGATTACCTTCAGCTATAGCTGTGGCAGCGGAGTTCGCATCATAAAAGTCAGTCGGCGTTTGACCAACGGGAGTGCCCTTTGGCGCAGGAGCCGTCATTTCTGGCGGAAGTGGATTGGCAATCGCATCCGAACCGACAGGTTTTGCCTGAGGCGGCTGTGCTGCAACTGTAGGGGCAGCATTACCTGGGCCGCCGGGAACTTTGCCAAGCAATGGAATATTTTCACCGGCAGCACGACGACGTTGATAATCTGCCGCTGGAATAAAGCTACCATCCGCAAGCCATACAAT